AGAATAAAAGAAATTTGAAAAAAGACAAGAACGTTACAGGAAGATGATTTAATGATTTGTAAATGGTTCAGCAAAGGATATTGTGTAATATTTGAAGTCGAATGTTGTGGGTGCTGTGGAGTGCAGGAAATATGAATGAATTTGTAATTGCAAGTAATGTCCCAGATTATGTGGATCCATTAGAATTTGATTTACATAACTTGAAAATGAGGTTAAAAATTCAAAAGGAAATGGTTGCACGTACTGAATCTGAGATAGAAGAACTTGAAAATCAATTAAAAATGGGAAAAGGACAAACTCGTCTATTTTAAGACATAATGGAGGATTAAAAGATATGAAAGAATCAGAATTAATGGAAATTGTCAAGGAAATTATTATTTCCTGTCAACCTCTCGCATGCAGCACCAGTCGAATACGAAATGAATTGCATAAGCATGATGTTTATAATGATAGTCAGATGATGTTGAAATTTTTGAGGCAATGGCAGGATAGAGATCCTAATCTAAAATGTGATAAAATAGGTCGTAATTATTATTGGAGGTACACTGAAGGAGGATTATTAAATGAAAATTGATGTTTTTTTGGAAGAAGATAATCCATTACTGCATATTGATGTTGCTGTTGTAAAAACTAATATTAATCTTGCGATTTGGAGTGTAAGGAAAGAGTTATTGAAAAAAGCTGCAATGAATTATCCTAAAATTAAAGGAGATTAGAGTAAATTACAAGGTGATAATAAATGACTGAAAAAAAATTTACATTAGATTTTGATGACCCACGAGCAGTATGGATTGATGATAATATTGCTAATAAATCTTATACTGTTATTAATGACACTCTTAAAAAAAAGAACATTCAAGAGATTGTAGATTGCTGGAATGAACTTCACGAAGAGAATGAGAGGTTAAAACAAGATTTAAATGAATATTGTAATTTTAGTTTACATACTATTCTTGATAAGAAAAATAAAAAGATTGAGAGGTTACAGTCTACTTTGGCATATCGAAGCAATCAATTAGCACTAATGGAACAATTAATTAATGACTTAGGACATGAAGAAATGAACAGACAAATGGAGGAGATTTTAAATGATTGAAGTAATTCAAAGTGTTATTCTTAGTTTAATGATGGGTATGATGATCTATACTTTGATAACATGTAATCAGATTTTACAGAGAGTAACCCAGTTTAAACCTACTGTAATTAATTTTGGAAGAGATGAGGAGGATAAAGAATGAACTTTAGAATGTTATGTGAAAAATATCTTGCTATTGATGATGATTTAAACAAGTTAAGAGATGAAATTGATAATTTATCTAGTGATGCTCAAAAGTCAGAATTGACTGCGAGATATATTAAAAAATTTGTTGAAAAAGAAGATTTCAAATCAGGTATGCGACGTTACTTAATCAATGAACTCTTACAAGGGAGGTGCGGGTGTGACTGAAAATAAACTATGGAAAATAATTGATGAACAATTTATCAGTTACTATGGAGGATATGCTTATTTAATCACTAATGGAGATTGCATGTTTCATGTTTGGGAAAGAAAGGAAGATGCCCAGAAAATATGTGATATGCTGAATGAGTTATCCTTATCGAAAATTAGATATAATGAGTTAAAAGAAGCTCATTTTACAAAGATGGGTGGTTTCTCAATGGAACGTGATGGTAGAGGACGTTATAATATTCTTTCAGAAAATTTAATTCCAAAAAATAGTCCAGTTATTAAAATTAAATCTCCCGATGCAGTCTGGAATTCTATTGTGGCAGATATATTTAGTGATCTTCTCACTGAAGAGGGAGGATGAAAGAGCATTTCTAAATCTAAGGAAGGAGTTGTTTGGGCATGACAGAATTTAAAAAAAATGAAAATCGCGTTTATTATGAGAATATTCGAACAGTGGGAAATCTTAAAGAAGTAATTAAAGATTTGAATGATGATTTACCTATTGAATGTTCAGTGCATAAACTTGATAATACTTACATTATCAAAGAAGCATATTTATGTGTCAATATGGTCGAAGAACCTATTTTAGAATTGGAAATTAAAACGGATTGGGATTTAACCGAAAGAGATGAAGAGGTATTTGAAAACTGGTGTAAATTACAAGGTGATAATAAATGACTGAAAAAAGATTCTATGAACTAGTACCTTATGACTGTCAAGATGGGTCTTGTTTAATGCTACATGAAAAAACAAGGGATTCAAAATTAGGAGCAATAAGTTTGAGTCATCGAAACATTGGCGAAACAATTGTTGGTGAATTAAATGAGTTATCTGAAATGTTATATGCTGAACAACTTAGAACTATACCTCTTGTTTTAGACACTCATATTTCTGATGAGGATTTTGGTAAGATTGAAAGAATGATAACTAAACATTTTAATTCTTATTCTAAGATGCATTCAATAAATAAGATTAATGCATTACAACGAGAAAACGAGATGTTACAACAACGCAACCCATTTAACAAAGTGATGCTAACAAGAGCGATTAATAAGAAAATCGATGATGTTATAACTTCAACTGAATGTGGGGATGTTTCAAGAGGATGTAGACTATTTGCACAGAATGCTTTACTAGAGTTGAAACAAGAATTGGGGATATGAAAATGGAAGATTTCATAGAAAAACAATTTGAATTACTACAAGATTTAATGATTCATTCTCATGAGGTTACTTTTAGATTTCCAAGGGAAGTTATAGCAGATAATTTTGAGAGTATCAATCAGTTGTCTGTAGATCCTTCTTTAGAGATAAGTTTGGAATGTAATAGATTTTCAGGTTGTACACTTACATTAAGTGTAAAATCACTTGCTCAAGATTGGGATTTAATATCTGAAGATATGCAGTTAAGGGCAAAGTTAACTACTTATGAAGAAACTATTAAATCTGCTGTTGAAAATGAAAGAACTGATATGGGTAAAAGTGTACTCATGCAATTAGCTGATAATTTAGGAGTTGAATATTGATGAATGGTAAGGTATTGGAAAAGTTTATTAAAGTAGCTCGTAAAGTGAATCAAGCGGTTGAATTGGAAGGGGACTTTGACAGTGATTTTGTAATTGAACCTACAGATGAGCTTATTTGGGAGCATACGAATATGTTATGGGTTGAAGATAAATTGGTTGACATAACTTCTGTTAACTTTGCAAAAGTTGTCCCGAATAAGGAACAACGTGAGCAACAATGGGAGCAACTATGGGAAGGAATTCCAAAACCTTTGAGGGATCGTTTATGAATTTTCAGGATTATGTTGCATCTCAATTTGAAGTTAAAATTATTAAGGAAGGTCGGCGTAAAGGTCGTGTTTGTTTTAAGTCTCCCCTGGGTGTTTGTACTCTTACAAAAGAGGATTGGAAGATTGTTTTAAAAAAGATGAATGAGGTGGAATTATGAGTGAAATTGTTGAATATCATACTTGTGATACATGTGAGTTTAAATTTCCAGTACCTGTTGATCCTAATTTTAAGAAATGGGAATTAGCTTGTAGTAAAAAAAGAAAAGAAGTGAACTCTTCAGGTGGTTTAACACGTTGCCCAATATGGAAAGATGCGTTATGAAGTTTGAAGATTTAACATTCACAGGTAAAGAAAAAGTGAAATCTTATGCAATTCATGAGATTATGGATATTCTTGAGCATAGTCTTGTTGTCAGAAATTTTTCTTACTTATCCATAGTGAGATATGTTGAAATTTTAGTAGATCAACAAGATTACAATCCTAAAACAGGTGTATTCTATGATGAAATCACTCATAAGAAATTAAATTATAATTTCCTTGCAAGTATTGCAAAGGATTACATCATGGATCATCTAACTGAATTCCAATATAAAGTAATATAAAATGTAAAGGCAGGCATTGATGAAATGTAAATTATGTGGAAAAGAGTTTCAGCCAAATCATGGTAACCAAAAGTACTGTAGTTCTGAATGTAAAACTAAAGCAAAAAATTTTTTAGATCATCAATACTATAAACATAAAAAACAGGAAAAAATTGTTGAGCTGGTTGAATGTGAGTATTGTCATGAAACTTTCATTCCAACTCATGGGAATCAGAAATACTGTAGTTCTAACTGCCAGTACCATGCTGAATTAGAGAAAAACGCTGAATCTAGAATGAAATCTTACCATCGAAATAAAAAACGTGGTGGCGATAAATTCTGGGGTTTGGGCTCTGGAGGGTTGGGTTGTCATAGGCATGATGATCCTGAAGTTGAATTATCGAAAATTCATAATGAATTTAGACGTTTAAATTTAGCTTCAAAATAAAAACTTTTTTTTCTATTATATTTTTTTTCTTAATTTTATTCCTTACAGTGTATAGTGAAGGAATTAAAAAATTTAGAATATTTTAAAAATTTTATTTTGTATAGAAGGTGTGATGAAACTTAATGATTTTTATAAAAACATGAAACACACGGGAGGGTCATGTCCTTTCTGTAAAAATTCAGAGTCAGTTCTCTTTGATGAATTTCATGGAGAAACATTTTGTGCAAAATGTGGTTTTGTATTTAATTCGACTCGGAAATCTGTTGTTGAAATAAATCAAAGGAAGCTAAAATAGGAAAAAAAAATAATTCTTATTGTTTGGTTGTACTTTTTTACTGGATAATGCCGGAAATTAATCTTCAATATAATGGTTCGTGTTCTACTACATAAATTTCATAACTGCTATGATTAAAACAATGAAAAAATCATTTTATATACTCCTAAATTAAATAAAATTGACTTTATTAAATTTTCTAGATATTTAACTAAAACGGGAAAAATCAATATTAAGTGGATTCCAAAAAAAATAATCTTTAAAATTTTTAGTTTTATTCTAATTTTTTTTCTAATTCCTTTACAAAAAAAATAAATAGGCGAGGGGTTCTGTAAATAAACTAATAAATTTGTTACTTTCTTTTTTAAAAGCTAGCTCAGAGCAATATACATTTTTGGTTTTACAATATTTTAAAAAGGGACTTTTCTATTTAACCTCATAAGGACTATTCTAGAAGTAGAATGTGGGTTCAAATCCCACCAGAACCATTTCCAAAAAAAAATATAAAAAAAAGGTGATTTGAAATTATGACATTCGACAACAAAACAATTTTAATAACTGGACTAATAGCATGTGCAATGCTTGCAATGTGGTTAAACTTTGAACAAATAGCCTTAGCAATAGTATCTGGACTCGTAGGTTACCTAAGTAAAGATAAAGTAGATCAATATCTTTCAAATAGGCAAACATCTAATGATGATATGGATGACATCTAAAACTTTAGAAGAAAAAGTACCTTATCGAAAAGCAATATGGGTGTTTGGTTTTGTGAAAACTAATGTTTCAAGTGTATTAATTTCTTCAGGAGTAACAATATTACTATCAAGTCTTTTAACAAGTAGTATTTTTCATAACTACAGATATTACGGAGTATTCCTAGGAGCAACAGCAATACTGTTAGGTGAAATAGGAACAATCGCAATAGACCGATGGAAAGTAAAAGACAAGAAAAAAGAATTGAAAATAATTGATAAACACATTGAAGAAAACAAAAAAGAAGTAATGCTTGAACGTGAGGAACTTGAAAAAGAAGCTGCCATAATTGCCCATGAATTGATAGAAAAAGAACTAGAAAAAACTAAAGGCAATTTATAAATCATGTCTCTTAATCCTTTGATTTTATCCTCCCCTGAATGGGAAAAACAAGAAGCAGAATCTAATAGACAATATTTCTTTGCAGGTTTATTCATACGGTGTGATGACACAGTAGAAGAATTTTATTCAAGAATGAATCAAGAATATATCACTAATGGTAAAGATGGTTTTTTAGATTATGCTCCATACAGTTTACCGTATTTTCGTGAATTATGCACTAATCATCACTGGATTTCTAGACGTGAGATTAAAAAAACTCATGATCTCAATAAGATGTTTGATGAATTAGATGAGATTGAGAATGAGCGTAAGGTTGAAAGGTTTCGTTTGAAAGAGAGTATTGAGTTTGAGGCTTTAGAGCAACTTGAAGATAAGGTTAAGTATGATGATAAATTGACTGGTGGGCAGTTTAAAGATTTTACTCAAGGTGTTCGTAACTTGCAGGATTCTCGTAATATTGATCGTGAGAAACCTACGGATTATTCTAAACAGAAAGTGGAAGCTGAGGTTGAAGCTGGTGTTGAAACTAATATGAGTATTGAGGATAATCGTGCTTTATCTGAAGTTCAGGCTATGTTTATGCAACCGGAATTTGTTGAATTGAATAAGAAGTTAATGGATAAGACCGCAGATGAGCTCCAAAAACGCAGAAACAGCGATGAATAAAGGGTTTGGTATTGAGCAATTTGCAATGTATGCTAGTGGTGGTGCTTGGATACCTTTCCGTCATTTAATACTTGTTTGTGAATTGTTAATGTATGTGGTTCAAGGCCGTTTATCTCGTACAATGATTTTCATGCCTCCAAGGCATGGTAAAAGTGAACTTATATCTTACTATTTTTTAACATGGTTATTTGGTTATTTTCCAGATACTCATGTCATATTAGCTACGCATAGTGCCCGTTTTAGCCGGAAATGGGGTAGGCGTGTAAGAAATCTATTGAAAAAATTAGGTAATACTGTTTTTCCGGAACCTATTAATATTTCACAGGATAGTCAAGCTGCGGATATTTGGGATATTGAAGGTCATAAAGGTGGTCTTGTTACTAATGGTGTTGGTGGAGCTATTCTCGGTGAGGGTGCAAATGGTTTTTTAATTGATGATCCAACTAAAGGTTTCAAAAAAGCAAGGTCAAAGACTCATCAGCAGGAATTAAATGATTGGTGGTTTACTGAGGCAAAGACCAGGTTAAATGCAGATATTGAGAATGGTCGTAAGCCTTGGGTAGTGGGTATTTGGCAACGATTGAATATTAATGATTTAGCTGGTCAAATCTTGTATAAAAAAGATGGGGATAAAAGAGTTCCTAATGAACCTCAAATGCCTTTCCATGAAGCTATTGAAATTTTACGTAATGGTGGGAGTATTCCTTATGGTACTTGGGTGATATTGAATTTGCCTGCTATTGCACAGGAAGATGATCCATTGGGACGTGAGGTTGGTGAGCCTTTATGGGAAGAACAAAAACCATTGGATGAGCTTGAGCAAATCAAAAGTGAAATGGGTAGTTTTCGTTTTAATGCTGTTTATCAAGGTGAGCCTCGTGAACCTGAAGGTAATGTATTCTATCGTAAATGGTTCAGTAATAGTAAGGTTCCGGATAAAGAGATGGATGAGATGGTAAAGAAACTTCCTTGTCTTAGGTATTGGGATTTGGGTGCTAGTGGTGAGGATGGTGATAGTACTGCTGCATCACTTACTTATTGGGATGGTGAGTATATGTATTGGAGTAAACAGTTAAAAAGGAAGCTCACTGCAAAAGGTGTTATGGATTATTTTAATGATATTACTGTTCGTGATGGTAAAAAGACTCATGTGCGTATTGAGCAGGAGCCGGGTGCATCTCCATTGGTTTTGATTAATAATTTGAAACGTCAGCCTCAATTAAAAGGGTATCGTATAAGGCCGGATAAAGTTAAAAAGGCTGGTGATAAGTTGACTAGGAGTTTTGATTTGCAGGCTTTGGCTGAGGATGGTAAGGTGTTGATTGCTGAGTCTATTTTTGAGATGGTTGTTGAGGATCTTGTTGAGTTTACTGGTGAGGATGGTGGTGAGGATGACCTTGTGGATACTGGTACTGGTGCTGCTCGTTATTGGACTCGTAAACGTAAGAAGGTTAATGCTTAAATTTTATGGTTTTGTTTAATGTTTAATGTTTATATGTATTATTATGTTCATTTGGATTTTATGAAATCCAGTAATTTGGATTTTTGTGTTTAATAAAATTAGTGAAAAACTAAACAATTATAAAAATGATGGAGATGTAATGGAAAATGACTAAAAAAGCAGATTCATTCATAGTTGCTATAGATGATGATGAGAATATTAATGTAATTGATAAACTTGAGATGAATAAATACCGTGTAGGTGCAAGTAAAGCAGAGGTTGACCCAAAAACTGGAAGTAAACAAGTACCTCCAAAGAATTTAACAGTAGGAAAAAATATTCAAGAACCTAAGTACAATCCAAACTACCTAGTAGATCTACTTGACATCTACAGTTATCACGAAATGTGCGTAAACGCAGTAAGTACAGACGCCGGTGGAATAAACTATGACATCTCACCAATAATGGACAGAGAACCAATCGAAGCAGAGAAAAAAAGATTCATGGAAATACTAGATGCAAGTAAACCCGGAATCAACACACATATAAGAAGATGCCTATACGACCGTAGAAGCATAGGTTACGGTGCAATAGAAGTAATCCGAGAATCCGTCAGTGAATCACCAATAACACGATTAAATCACATTCCAGCTCATACTCTCAGACGTCACTACGATGAAAAAAGAGTACTATTCCAAGATAACCTAGGAAATGAAGTATGGTACGTAATATATGGTAAAAACTATGATGAAAATGGTAATCTTTGTGATGTTCATGCAGACACTGGTGAATTCTACCCTTACAATAGTTTATCTGAAGAGGAAAGAGCTAATGAGTTATTATGGACTATGCAATACGCACCAGGTACAAGTTATTATGGAAGACCACCAATAATAGCAGTAATACCATCAATCCAAGGAGACTTATCCGCAGTAGCATATAATGTAAGCTTTTTCAAGAACATGGGAATGCCGAAATTCGCAGTTACCGTAACAGGAGATTTCATCGATTATGATGAGGAACCTTATATTGAAGGTGACAATGGAGAAAAAGTAGCAAATCCAAATTATGATGAAACACAAACATTACGTTATAAAATTGGAGAGCAAATAAAACAAATTATCAAACATCCTCACAGTGCATTATGTGTAACAATTCCTTCAGAAGGAGAGGAAGGAAACGTTGAAATCAAAATCACACCATTATCTGTTCAAACTGAAGACGGCCACTTCAGAATGTACCGTAAAGACATCAGAGATGAATGTATACACAGCCATCAAGTAGACCCATCAAGGCTAGGAATCTTTGATGCAGGGAACCTGAATGGAACTAACAGTGAAAACACTAAACAATCATATAAATACGGTACAATAGCAACAATAAAAGCAGATGCAGAATCCATGATAAACCAACTAAGAGAAGAACTAGAAATAACCAGTTGGGAATTCAAAATTGTTGATGTAGACCCAATAGATTACAGTAAAGATATTGAATTAGCTGACTTCTTATTCGCCCGTGGAGCAATGACTATCATTGATTTAATTGATAATTTCGGTGAACCCTTCGGATTAAGTATAGACAACCGTGATGACCCATATTTAACAGCAAGATACATTAATGGAGTTCCACTAGAAAGAGTTTGGAGTAATGAAGAAAATCCATATCGTGAAATGGATAGTATTCTCGGAAACGTAGAAAGGAAGTTAAGAGGTGAACAAATAAATGGCAATAACTTCCACAGAACTGAAAAAACAAATATTGGCCTCGAAGATTAGTCATGTTCGTAGCTTAAACTTAGAAAAAGCATTGGAATATGATTTAAACTCATTTTTCAAAAGCTTAAAAGAAAAAGTTATACATGAACTAAAAGAATACTGGCCAGATAATGATGGAGTGTTATTACAAGGCCAACTAGACCTTATTTTAGCCCCAATATTTGAATCACAACAGGAATACTATAATATTCTACGTGAGTATAATATTAAAGAATATGATTCAGGTTATAAACAAGGCCGAAGATTAGTTAATCTTGCTAGAAAACCATTATCCAGTTTCAAAAGTGAATCCAATACCATTAAAGTTAACAAATTAGCTAACTTAAAAGTTGATAAAGATGAGTTATTCGGAACTAATGATTGGACACAACAAAAATTATTAGATCAATCTTTCACTGCAAGTGAAAACACTATGAATCGTGTTGACAGTGACATCAACAAGATTATAAGTGATGGGTATAAGAGTGGTCATGGAATAAACAAAGTAGCAGCCAATATAGAAAACAGATTCCAACAATTACAAACATGGGAATCTAAGCGTATAGCACGTACAGAAATACACAACGCCCACCAAATGGGAATAATGAACATTTACCAGGAAATGGGCGTACAATACACACAATGGACATCAGCACACGACAGTAGAGTAAGAGGCCATAAACCAAAAGACAAAGCCAACCACATTATAATGGATGGAGAAATCATACCACTAGGCGGAACCTACAGTAACGGCCTACAATATCCCGGAGACACCAAAGGCCCTATACATGAATGGATTAACTGTAGATGTGGAAACGTTCCATATATCATACCAGACGGTTACATAGCACCACCTGGAATGGCACAGTTCCACGAAAAAGACTTAATACCAACACTAGACAACTGGAATCAAGATGAGTTAATCGAACTTGCAAATCAAGAAGTTAAATCTCTTCCATCTGAAGGCGAAATAATAGAAGAACTAAGAAAATCTGATTTTGATATTTACAGATTACCTCCTAATGAACGAGAATATTATCATAAACTTAAGAAAAATCATGACATCTTAAAAGAAGCTCTTGAAACTAAAAATTACAATAAACTTGATCAATTAGACCACTCAGCAGCAACCATGATAGAATCCAAAGAAAGTGTTAAAGAATTAGGAGAGGATTTTCTAGAACTGGCTAAAGAAGAGTTAGACGATTATGCTCTTGATATTTCAGAATATGAAAAAATAATCAAAGACAAAAATATCAAAGTTACAATCGAACCTAAACTCCTCAAAGGAGGGTGGAAAAATGATGCATTAAAAGATAATTATCATTGTTATAATCCTGAAACTAAACAATTTGAACCCTTCAACACTGATGAAAAATTCATCAAATACCACTTTAAAAAAGAGAATTTAACTATCTATGAATCAGCAGATATGGACCATTCAAGAGTAATTCATGTCTATGAGAACTATAAGAAATTACCCAAAAAATTGCAAAATACAAATGAAATAGTTCTAAGTAGTCAAAATCCTATTAGTAAAATAGACCCTACCGTCACATATGGAGGATATGTTAAAAAAGGTGAGGGCACCCGTATTATAGAATTCAAAAAGACACTAAACGAAACTATAGATACAATAGTTCATGAAGCTACACATAACCTTGAAAAAGACCAATTATATTACATTAGTAACAGTAAAGAATACGTTTTAGCATTTAAAAAAGACCAAAAAAGATTATTAGCCCAAGGAAAAAGATTAAAAGAAACTTATGTCACTGAATATTCATACGGGTTTACGGAAGCAGCGCTGGAATCTAATTCTCCTGCAAATAGGGCATATGGGCATAGAATTTATTCAGAAGATTTAGCTGAATCTATGAAAAAATATTTAAGAAATAAAAAATCATTTGCAGAAGATTATCCTGAAAAAGCTAAAGTTCTTGAAAAAGTATTAAATGATGGATTTAAACCTAAAACAACAACTCCTTATAAAAAATGGTGGGATATTGAAAGTGAAAGATTTAAATTAACTCCAAAAGAAGTTAAACGAAATCAAGAACTAAAATGGAAACAAACAGATTTAGCTTTAAACGGTAAAAAATTAAGTTCAAAAGAACTAAAAGAACTAGAATTCTATGAAGATAAAACTACATTTGATTATTTATACAATAAAAAAATTGATGGTGAACTTCTTGATAAATCTGAAGAAAAAGCTTTCAATGCCATAAGGAAAAAATGGAAGAAAAAACTAAAAATACCTAATGAAATTTTATCTGAAGAAATCCCTCTTAAAGAAGGAAAATATTTTAATAAAAAAGATATTTCTGAATATAAAAAATTAAAAAGTTTAGAAATAGAAGGTAAATTAAAAGGATTCAAAAATCGTAAAAAATTAGAATTACTTGAAAATCAGAAAGAATTTGATTCATTAGATAAAAAACTAGTGAAAAATGGGAAATTGTCTCATGAAGATGCGATTAGATATAAAAAATTAAATAATAATCCTAAACTTAAGAAAAAGTTTAACTTATCTAAAATTGAGGATACTTTAAAATTAGAGGGTAAAACTAAGAAAAAGAATATTTTTGATGACATTCCAAGAAGAGAAAAATCTAAATGGGATAAAAATGTTGATGAAATAAAAGAAACAAAACATTCAACAATAAATAACAAGAAATATGTTAACCGTACTAATGAATCACAAGAAGCCATAGATGAAATGGTAGAAAGACAAAAATTAAATGCACATAATAAAGAGTTAGCTAGAACTTGGTCTGGAGATGCAAATATTTCAATGAATCAATATTTAAATGGAGAAGAAATTGATTTAGAGTATGGAGAATTTTCTTCAGTTAACAAATTGAAAGAATCTACTGATGAATTAATTGATTTAATTGATAATATGCCTGAAGAAAAATGCATACAAGAAGACACTTTATTCTTTAGAGGGACTCGTGATGATAAAGTTGATTTGACCATGTTTATTCCAGATGGGAAAACAAGAAAATTGAAAACACTAACAAGCACTTCTTATAATGTAGATACTGCAAGTGATTTTGCTGAGTATACAGATATTGATGGGTCTCAAGGATGGATCCTTAAAATACATGCTCCTAAAGGAACTAAAGGAGTGGCATTAAATGATGATATTTCAACAGCACCTGGTGAATGTGAATATTTGCTTAGTCCAAATCAAAAATACATTACTCATAATGTGGATGAAGAAAATAAAATAATTGAAATTGAATTAGTAAGTTAAGGTGTATTAAATGGTTCGTATAAGTTATGATAATAAATATAGATTAATCGATGAGGATTATTTAGAGGAAAATATTAATGAAATATTATCGTTAAATGAGTATATCCCATCTATTTTAAGAAGTATTATGATTGAGATATATATTGACCCTATAGTTTATGATCAATGGAAATCTTCAATGAGAAAAGAAAATAATAAACCTCTTAGAAGGTTTTACATTAAACAAAGGGCTTTACGTCAAAATTTAGCTTATGAAGGTACAGGACGATTAGGTTTATTGTTAGAATTATTAATCTTCATAGAATTACATCCTCAGTTTGAAGGTATTATTAAAGATTGGGATTATCTTGATGAATTGGTAGATAAATGTGAAAAAGAATATGATATAAATATTATGGATTACATAAATAATTATAATGATTTACGGAGATTATTTAATGATTTAAGGAGGTAAACTATGTTATCTTTTGTTGGTGATCATACTGAAGAAATTATAAACTTTCCAAATGGAATGTGTGCAAAAATAGATTTTGGAAATGTAAAACGTGGGGATTTTGGAGGTTTAAATTCTTGTAATATGAATGATTATCGTAGAGTTAGATTGTATGATAAAGATAATAATTTAATTTCTGAAACTATTGAAGAAAACCCTCATTTCTGCCCTGGACGTGGCCCTCTTCCAGATGAATTTTTTGAAGGGCATGATCCTAAAGTTATTTTCTAATTTTTATTTTTTTACTTTTCAAATGGTCTCTCTAAATTTATTTAAATGAGTTTGATACTATTTTTATATGTAAACTAAACTTTTTTTTTTAGATGTGTGTCCGAGTGGTCAAAGGAGATGGACTTAGGATTCATTGTATTAGTTGCTACATGGGTTCGAATCCCATCACATCTACTAAAACTATCTTTTTTTTATTTCGGAATTTTATTCCTTACAGTGTATATTGAAGAGAACTTAATTTTTTTTATCTAAAATAAAAATTATATTCTCTTTCCCCCCATCCATTAAAAAAAAAAGAAAATTTTTTTTTAAAATTTTAAGGTATAGGTTTAAAAAATATTGTTTCATCGCTTTTTTCATTTTTTTAAAAGGGAATCATAGGGGAAAAGAAAATAAAAAAAATAATTAGATTGAATTTTGAGTTCTCATTCATATTTCCATAAAACTATCTTTTTTAAAAGGGAGGAGTCGTTACTATCAAAAGGAATGTAATAACCCAGGAAAAGGACGGTTCAGTAATACTCACTGCTCCAGTCATGATACCTGGTATTCCAGACTGTGACTTTAGCCGTGGTGAACCTCCTTTAACAGTCGAACAAATAAAAAATTTTGAAAAAACTTACCATGACTACCATTTGAGTGATGATGAACACAAATTCGAGTTCACTGGCCATACCATTGGAAAACCGGTAGAATCTTTTATTCTTGAAAAAGACACTGATTTAACTTTACTTAACGGTTCTAAGAAAAGTTACCCTAAAGGTACATGGATGTTATCTACCCGTATCACTGATCCTGTAGCGGTGCAGACTGCTTTGGATGGTGGATATAATGGTTATAGTCCAACAGTTAAGAATCGTGAAGTAGCTGATAGGTTGATTTCAGCTTTGAAAAGTCGAATTCTTACTTATTCTGAGTTTATGGGTGCGTGTAAAAGTCATAGTATTGATGGTTTGATAAAAGATGTGGTGGATCCTGTTGTCCTGTCTGTTAGTTTAACTCGTAAACCATGTCAGCATCATAGTAAGTTTTGCAAACATGATATTTTAGGTGAAAATATGTCTGATGACACTAAGAAAATGAAAGCTAGAGTTTTAAATGCTTTGGGAATGAGTGAGGAAGCTGAAGTTTCCGCACTTAAGAGTCAAGTTGATGAATTGGATGAAAAAATTGATGGTATGGAAGAGAAATTTGAATCTTCTTTAAAATCAATGGAAGAGAACTTCACTAAAACATTAAAAGAAGTTTTAAAACCAGTGGGTTCCAGTAAATCTAAAGGAAAGAATGAAGAGGAAGAGGAAGAGGAGGAAGGCGAAGGTGAAAACAAACCTAATCCTAATAACGGTGAAACCAAACCTCCTGAAAATCCTGAAGACGAGGAAGAGGAAGAAGGTGAGGGTGAAACCAAACCTCCCGTAAAGAAAAAGAAAGGAGCTAGTAAAAGCAGACCATTACACAATAATGGTGATCCAACTCCTAAAGAAGAAATTAGCACTTACAAAGCAATGGGTAGAAACCCAGATGGAACTGCAAAAACAATTTAAGGTGATAAAATGGTAGATATGAATGCAATTTTAAAAGCAATCACTGCTCGTAACACTACAGGTGCAAGTAAATCCATGCGTGAAGACATGGCTGAATATGGTGGAATCTTAGACCGTGAACAATTTAACCAATTCATGAGAGATGTTGAATTCAACACATCAATCTTGAAAGATGCAGCATACAAAAAAATGAACCGTGAAAATGTAATCACTACTGGAACACTCATAGAAGGCAGAGTATTACAAGATGGTTACATGGAAGATTCTAGACAAACTAATGCTAACTTAAATCCTGCTGTAATTGGATTTGGTAAATCCGAATTAACCGCTCACAAATTAAGAGCAAAAACATTCATTGATGACGATGATTTAGAAGACAACATTGAAGGTGAACAATTCCAGACCACTTTATTATCTATGATGGGTGATAAAATTGGTGAGGATTTAGAAGCTATCGCAGTATATGGTGATACTAGTCTTGATTATACTGATCAACCTTTATATCATACTTATGACGGTTGGATTAAACAATCCACTAAAACACTTAAATCCAGTGAAAAAGCTTCTGGTAATGCAGTTGATTTCAATGTGCATGAAGATACTATTGAAGCATTATTTGATAGTATTATCCGTAATGTTCCTCCACGTATCAGACAATCCAAATTAATGAGTAGATTTGCTATTTATGTTCCTTATGAGGTTGAAGATGCATACAGGAACCTTTTAAAATCACGTAATACCCAATTAGGTGACCAGATGCAAACTGGTGATGCTCCTTTAATGTATAAAAAATATCCTATTAAATACTCTCCAATATTGGATGATGAGGAAGCAAGAGAAATTCTCAATTATGCTCCTGTTGTTGGGGGTACTCCAGACCTTTGGAAATGGGGTGTTTATAAAGATGTTAAAATGGAACCTAAACGTTTACCGGAATTAGAAAGAACTGAGTTCTATTTCAGAACTAGATGTGATGTAAGTCTTGAATGGAATTCCAGTTTCACTACTGCTCAATTAGATTTAAGTGAAATGGATGTAATCCAAGACGAAGCCAAAGTATAAAAATGTGATTTTGTATGGCTTTAAAAAAATGGCATGAATTATCCGTTGAATTACGCAGAAGCTTCTATAAAAGATGGAATTATCTTGCTGGTGAGGTAGATGGTCTTAAAAAATGGCATCAGTTAGGGCCTCACCTCCGCAGAAGCGAATCTGATAGATGGAATTATCTTGCTGAGTTTATTGAAGGTTTAAAAAAATGGCATCAGTTAGGACCACACCTCCGCAGAAGCGAATCTGATAGATGGAATTATCTTGCTGATACATTAAATTCTGAGGATACTACTCCAGAACCCGAACCTGAAACTCCAGTTACAAGAAATTTTGAATTTTATAGTGATTCAGAAGGAAATAACCAAATGAACAGTGGAGTTGTCGAACCAACTGGAGAAACAAAAGATAATTGTATCCAAATTATAATAACTGAAGCGGTTAATTCTGCTTTGGTAGGTCAAAAATTCTATGTTGATTCATCTGCAATTAATGGAACTATTTATCCATTGTATGTCATAGCTAATGAAGAGTTGAGGGCTGCCGGAGTTTACATTAAATTTGTTGATGATGAATAATTAAGGAGTATGATTTTTTTATGTGGATTGATGTAGATGATGTAAAACAATTTACGGGTATTCAACCTAAACATTTAAAATTATCAGCAGAAGATGACAGTAAATTAGATGAAATTCTTGAAAAGTGGATTTCTCAATCTGAAGATATGATTAAATCATACACTAACAATCAATTCAAAAATGATAACGTTCCCGATGCAGTACAAAATGTATGCTTAAGACTCACAGCAAACATGATTTCATTAGCTATAGAAAGAAGAGACACACCCCGAACAATAGTAACAGACTGGGGCACACGTGTCTCATCTTCAAAAATATTCACTGAAGATTTAAAAGAAGATTTAACTCCATTTATCAAAGAAAAATCATCATACAAAAGCGACAAAGTATCATTCTACGCAATAACTGGAGAGTGATTAAAAAATGGTGACTGTTAGAATAACAATCGATAAATCACACTTAACTAACTTAAATGAAAAAATCCCAAAAATAAAAGAAAAAGGATTGAATTTAGCTAGTCAGTACATGATTAATCGATTGCAAAAAAACAGTCCTGTAGACCATGGTCTGCTTAAAGGTTGGTTTGTATTTGATTATACTTCAGGAGAGGAAGTAAAAATTAAATCACCAGCCCATTATGTAACATTTGTAAATGATGGTACTGGTGTTTACGGGCCTTATAACACACCTATCTACAGTAAACACATAGGCAAACCTATGGCATTCCAAGTAGGTGGGCAAATGGTATATACTAGAATGATAAGAGGACAAAAACCTCAAAAAATCGTGGAAAGAAGCATAGCTGAAGTCGAAGGTAAACTCGGAAACTTATTCATTAAAGCAGTAAGGGAGGTTCTAAATTGAATATATATGAAAGAATAGACAATATTTTTGAAATAGTCCAAGATTGTATTGAACATGAAAGACAAGAAAACGGACTACTAGAAAACGTAAATGATGTCATCACTATATACAACAACGAATATGGCGTAGACACACCAGGAATATGGATCATACAACACCCAATCACTGCTGCTAGTGATGATAACTTAAGTCAAGAATTAACATTGAAATATACAATAGAATTTGTCTGTATTGAATACGACCCCGACCCTGAAACTGCTGAAAAATTAGCAAAAAAATTAGCTGGAAATGTAGCAATAACTATTAAAAAAAATTATCGCAGACTCCAATATGAAAAATTTGAAGATAGAATTATTCATAATGTAAAGTTCAATTCATTACTTCCTGTTGGAGAAATTAATGTTGAAAAGAAAAGAGATAAAATCCCAGTCACAGGTTTAATCCTAGACTTTTTATTTGATGTTGATTGGGAAAATGATTGTTAAAAAAATAAAACTATTATTAAAGGTGAAATAAAATGGCACGTGGATTCGGATTAACCGTTGAAGACGATTATATTAGTGAAGTACAACCAGTCGATGATGTAAATATTGACTGGTTTCAAAAAATGCCTGAAGTAAATTTTGAATTAGGAGATGAAGTAGAAACAGATGATGGTGGAGGTAGAACCGATGAAATTTTCTGGGCTGGAGCAGCCAAACCTAATGGATCTACAAGTGCAAAAGTAGACCTTCAAAGATTAACCTATTACTTGTATGGATTCCTTGATCATTACTTACATACTACTGGAGAGGATGATTTACATATACATGAATTTTGGGGAGGAGAAAACCATGAGTTACCTAGTTTCTCTGGAATTGCAATGTACGATGAACTCAAATTAGCATTATTCGGTTTACTCATTGATGGGTTAAAATTAGAAGTATCTGACGGAGCAATGGATGTTAATGTTGATTGGTTATACTCAACAGAAACTTATAGGACTCTTGAAGAAAATGAGGATTTCATCGAACCTGAAGAGTTAGTAAACAGTAAAATCCCAGTAAGATTCTATGATGTCTTTGTTTACCTGGATGGTAAAGATGGTGAGGGTTATAAAAAACCTGGTGCAACTCAAACAAGTTGGAGCATGGAAGGAAATAACAATCATGATCAAGAAGGAACAATAGGCTTAGGGTCTCGTTTCCCACAGGAACATCCTCAAGCACAAAAAAGAACAATTAATTTATCACTTGCAACAACACTCAATAGAAGATCTTATAAAACTATCATGGATGCACGTTATGGTCAAGCAGATGCACGTCAACCAGACAGATGTAGAGTTCTCACTGTTGGAATGAAATTAGAAGTAATTCAATGTGAAAACCCCGCCCAAAAACTAATTATTGAATTCCCAAATTGTACCCTTAGATCTGAATTCGATTTAAAAGGTGCAGACAGAGTAGAAGCAACATTAAACTTACAAAGTATTGGAAATAGTGAAATTACTCTTGCAGATAACACTACAAAAGTCTTCACTGATATGTATGTTCAATTAATCAATAATGTACCTGAAATGGGAGTTGATGAAACTCCCTAATTCTCAGGTGAATCCTGAAACAACAAATTTAAGTGTAACTGTAACCGATGGAACCAATCCTATTGAAGGTGCAACAGTAAGCATTGATGAAATTTCATCAACTACTGGAAGTGCAGGAGGATGTACTTTACAAGATGTACCTGAAGGAAGTCAAACAATTACTGTAATTGCAACAGGATATACTGATTACACAGATACAATAGAAGTATCAAGTTTAAATAATGAAATCACAATCATATTAGAGGAGGCATAAAATTATGGTTTTAACTGTAGAAGACATATTAAATGGAGTAGAAGAGTACAAAGAAGTACGCATTGACTCTTTAGATGATACAATGTACTTAAGACCTTTATCAAAAGGTGAATGGGAAAAAACAAACAGTATCCGACAAGAATCATTAGGAGATTATGTAACTAATGAAAAAGCAAAATCAGCTGGTGCTTATTCACGTAAACAAAGAATTGCAGATATTGAATCTAAACTTTCATTTAATATTAAAGAAAACAGTGATGCGGAATTCAAAGCTAGAGTAGATGCTATTCACATGTCTCTTAATAATCCAGGATATGAAAAACCACCTTCTAGAGAGGCAATCAAAAAATTACCAAACGATGCTTTTGATGAAATATATGAAAAAGTACGTGAAATTAGTGGTGTTTCTGATGCTGCAATTGTTGAATTAGAGGATGATGTGGACGAATTTCCTGAAGACTGAAGAGGCACAGGAAATAATACTGCTTGATTATAGGGGTTATCCTTTAGCAACAACACAACGAAATCTAACTTATGCTCAACGATTATTCATTTTAAAAGGAAGAGCAAAATTGGATAAAGAGATAGCTGAAGCGGAAGAAAAAGAAATGAAAAAACAAAGAAGGAAAATGAGATAGAGGAGTATACTAAATTTTTTTTAATTTTTAGTATACTCCTCTTTTTTTTATTCAAAAAGAATTAGGTTAAAAAGGAGGTGGACAAGGTAAAATGGCAGCACGTGAAATGATTGAAATCATACTCAAAGCAGAAGACCAAGCAAGTCAAGTTTTCAAACAAAATGAAGAAAATGTTAAAAGATTTGGTGATGCAGCAAAACAAGCTAATCAAAAAGCAAGTCAATCAGCTCAAATGACAAAACAACAACTTACTAATTTATCCTCTCAAATCAAAAATGTTGCTGTTTCAACAAATTCTGTTACCAGTAAAGGGGCAAGTCAATTTCAGAGATATAATAAAAGTGTTCAGGATAGCATTACTAAATTCAATATGTTAGATAAAGAGACTCAAGAATGGTTAACTAGATTATCTAACGCACATAATCCTAAAATATTCTATGAATTAAATAAAGGCTGTCAAGATGCAGTTTCCAAATTCCACTCTTTAGATGATGTGACTAAAACATGGTCTGGAAGTCTTGATTATAGTAGATCCAAATTGCAATTACTCGGAACCAACACTGACAGTTTACGTGGTAAGATCCAAGTTGTAGGTAATGCAATTCCAACATATTTAGGCTCAAAATGGGATGGATTAAAATCTAAAGTCTCAAGTTTTGGAGGATTTATTAAATCTAATCTTTCAAGTGCATTATCAACAGTAAGGTCAAAAATAGCAAGTTTAGGAAATGCTTTCAGTGGTTTGGGAGGTATTGCATCTTCAGTGTTAGGTGGAATTACTCTAAAAGGATTATCAGATATGACTATTGGAGCATCCATAAGCCGTGACAGAATTCACTCTTTGTCTAATGCGTTGTTAAATGCAGATACTACTATGGTTAAATTAAATGGCACATCTGTGAGCTTGTGGGACAAGATGGATGCTGACACTAATTCGTCTCTTGTTTCTTTAGATCAACTGGCTCAGTCACTTTCTGTAGTGAAACAGATGACTGGGGCAACTGGAGACCAATTATCCAACATGGAAGGTATTGTACTTAATTTAGGTCAAAGAGCAATTCTCATGGGGAAAGAAGGTGAGGATGCAATGACAGTAATGCAATCTGCTGGAAAAGGACTCAATGGAGAATTTGAAACACTTAAAGAAAATTTTGGTATTACTAAAGATAAACTCAAGGAACTTGGATGGGATGGTTCAGCAGAAGATATTGCTGGGTATACATCAGCATTACAAAAAGCACTTGATCAAAGTGGAGATGTTTCTGGCATGATGGATACCACACATGGTAAATTAACCAGTTTGAAGAAAATGTGGAGTGTTGCTGGAAGAAGTATTGGAGAGGATTTCAAGCCTTATCTTGATCAAGCATTAACCTCTCTCTTGAGTTTCCTTGATGCAGATAGTGATGGTGCATTAGACCAAAGGGGTAAAAAATGGATGCAATATGCTTATGGTGCAATGGCTGTTGCTAGTGGTTTTGCTACTCTTGCTCCAAGTATTGCCCCAGCATTATCCGTATTAGGTAGCCTTGCAGGTGCAACTAAATCAGCATTAGTATTCTTGGGTTTGATGACTGGTGCTGAAGATGCATTAACTATTAGTACGTTAGCAAATACTATTGCTGAAAAAGCTAATGCAATTGCAAAAGATACTCAGGCAGCAGCCACAGTTGCAGCTATGACTGCTAATGAGGGCTTTTTATCTAGTGTTTTAGCATTGAATGTAGCATTACTTGCAAATCCAATTACTTGGGTAGTCATTGCATTAATTGCTTTAGCAGCTGCTGTATATGAAGTAGGGAAATATTTCGGATGGTGGAAGGATATTCCTAGTATGTTAAGTGCTGTTTGGAGTGGAGTAAATAGGTTATGGAATGCATTTATTAATCATCCTGACGTTCAGGCTGCTCTTCAAGCTATAGGTAGTGGTTTATCATGGCTTGGAGGGCAAATAATGGGAGCTATTAAATCTGTTCTTCAATTTTTCAATGTCAGTACTGGAGATAATTGGGATGTTGTTTCTACTATAATTCATGGCATTGGTGATGCATGGAATGGTTTGAAAAGTGTTATTGGTACTGTTGTTGGTGTTTTCCAAGCTATTTATAATGCCGCTCTTCCTATCGGTCAAGGTATTTACAATGCTTTAAAACCAATTGTTTGTATACTCCTTGGATGTAGTCCGGGTATTGTTCCTGCTTTACAGAAAGTTCAAGAAGTATTCTCTACTGTTTGGAATGCAATTGCAGGATTTATTGGTGGAGTGATAACTACTATTGTAACTGCTATTCAACCGATTATTGATATTCTCTCAACAATTGTTAATTTTTACTTGTCTAGCTTCATTTACGCATGGCAAACTTTAATAATGGTATTCAATATTGTTTCAACTGCTTTGACTATGTTAATTAATACATTTACATTGTTTTTAAATGGTCAAATTAGCTTACAAACAATGTTGACTATGATTTGGACTACTTTATCTCAAATGTTTGCTTTAGTATTAACTACCATTATTAATAGAGTACGGTCTTGGGCAGCAAACATTCTTGCGAAAGCAATTAGCGCTGGTAGAGGATTTGTTAGTGGAGTTATACGTTTTGTTAGTGGTTTGCCTAGTAGTTTTGCTTCTTATTTAATAGATATTATTGGTCGTATTGCTAGTGCTGGTGCATCATGGATTTCTACTGCAATTAGTAA